TAGTCCAGTTAAATACTGTGTTTACTGTAAACATAAAAAATGGTCATGTATTTGTAATAAACAAAGGAGAACATAATGCCAAAAGACGCATGTTATCATAAAGTTAAAGCTCGCTACAAAGTTTTTCCCTCAGCGTATGCCTCAGGGGCTATTGCTAAATGCCGCAAGGTTGGTTCTGCAAATTATGGCACTGGTGACAAAAAGAAAAAAACCAAGAAAAAAGCTGAAGGTGGTGTAATTATGTTAAACAATGGTGGCGCAACTATGCCAAAAAATAATAGAAAACGTGCTTCAAATAAGAAAAATGTTGCACGAGGTTGTGGTGTTGTAATGAGAAGAAAAGAAACGTTTTACGCATAATGGCAGTTAGAAAAACAAAAGCTGGTTTAGCACTTAAAAGATGGTTCAAAGAAGATTGGAAAGATCAAAGAACTGGTAAAAAGTGTGGAAGACAAAAAGGTGAGAAAAGAGGCACTCCTTATTGCAGACCAACTAAACGTATTTCTAAGAAAACACCTAAAACTGCATCAGAGATGACAGCGACTGAGAAACGTAGTAGGATAGCACAAAAGAAGAGATTAGGACAACCTACGGGTAAGCCTAGAAGGGTTAAATCACTCAAGAGGAGAAAGAAATGAATAAAAAAATGGCTCTAAACAAGGCTATTAAAAGTGTTAAAAATAAAACAAAACCTAAAACAAAAGGTAAACTTAATCCTAGTCTTCAAGCTTTTTTAAATAAAAAAAAGAAAAAAATTAGTAATAAAAAGAAAATGGGATAAACAATGGCAACTTCAAACTCTAGAGATTTTGAATTAGATGTATCAGATGCAATAGAAGAAGCATATGAAAGATGTGGTTTAGAAGTTAAAACTGGATATGATCTTAGGACCGCTAGAAGATCTTTAAACATAATGTTTTCTGAATGGGCAAATAGAGGTTTAAATCTTTGGACTGTTGAACAGAAAACTCAAGCACTTACATCTGGAACCGCATCTTATACATTCACCGCAGATCATGCTGATTTACTTGAAGTTGTAATAAGAAGAAGTAGTACAGACTTTTCAATATCAAGAATGTCCAGAGGTGATTATTTAAACTTACCAAACAAAGATCAATCTGGACGACCAAGTCAATATTATTTTGATAGACGAATTACACCTGCAGTTATTTTATGGCCAACACCAGACTCTAGTTCAGATAGTTTGATATATTATTATGTGCGTAGAATACAAGATGCAGACACCATGCAAAACACACACGACATACCATTTAGATTTTTACCTTGTTTAGTTGCAGGCTTGTCTTATTATCTATCAATGAAAAAAGCACCAGATAGAATACAAATTCTTAAAAGTGTTTACGAAGAAGAATTTCAAAGAGCTAGTGATGAAGATGAAGATAGAGTGCCTCTTAAACTTACACCAGATATTAAATACTTGAGGGTTTAATGGCTAGATATGCAAGTAACAAAAGAGCCTTTGGCTATTCAGAAAGATCTGGATTTAGGTACAAACTAAAAGACATGAGAAAAGAATGGAATGGACTCACTGTTGGTTATGACGAATATGAACCTAAACATCCACAATTAGATCCAATACGAGTGGGTCCAGATCCGCAAGCATTAAGAAACCCAAAGCCTAGAGTTGAGTTTAGAGATGCAAAAGTTGAATTTCCAATATTTGATCTACAAACTATTACATTCAAAGAAAAATTAAAATTAGAATCAGCATTAGGCACTGTTACTGTGAGTACATCATGAGTTTTACATTATCAACACTTAAAACAGCTATTAAAGACTACAGCGAAAATCAAGAAACATCTTTTGTTAGTCATCTTGATGATTTTATTATATCTGCTGAAGAGCGTATACTTAAGGCAGTTGATTTAGAATATTTTAGAAAAAACGTGACTGGAGCAATGACATCAAGTAATCAGTTTTTAGCGGTACCTAGTGATTATCTAGCTTCATTTAGTTTGTCTATAACGTCTTCAAGCACTAAACATTTTTTATTACAAAAAGATGTTAACTTTCTACAAGAATTTAATCCAGACGGATCAACTGGTAGACCTAAATACTATGCAATATTTGATGTTGATAATTTTCTTATATCTCCTACACCAGACGATAACTATTCTGTTGAATTACATTATTATTTTAGACCAACTAGCTTGAAAGATTCTGGAGATTCTGGAACTACCTGGTTAAGTGAAAATGCACCAAATGCCTTATTATATGGATGTTTAATTGAAGCATATACATATATGAAAGGTGAACCAGATGTTATGCAATTATATAATCAAAGATTTTTAGAATCACTTTCTAGACTAAAAGATTTAGCTGAAGCTAGAGAAAACAGTGATGCATATCGCAGAGGACTACCAGAGAGGCCAAGAACTTGACCGAAATAGCTATAGTGGGTTTAGGTGCTAGTTACGCTGATTTTATAGCTGCAAGAGTGAACTCAAAAAAATTTGATGAGATCTGGGGCATAAATTCTATAGGTGGTATTATTCACGTTGATAGAACAATAATGATGGATCCAGTATCTAGATTTCTTGATACAAAGAATGCAGGCACACAAACTGAGATAGCTAGAGAGTTTTTAAAAAACAACAAAAAACCTATATATACGTGTGATTTAGACAAAAGAGTTAAACATTTAGTTAAATATCCATTAGCAGATGTAGTTAAGAATACTGGACTTTGTTATTTTAATAACACTGTTCCGTATGCAATTGCTTTGGCGATACATGAAAAGGTTAATAAAATTAATCTATATGGCATTGATTATAGTTACATGCACAACTTACATATGGCTGAGGCAGGAAGAGCTTGCACTGAGTTTTGGCTTGCGGTTGCAATCAACAGAGGCATGCAAATCGAAGTTGCACATAGATCAAATTTATTAGATACGAATGTACCCGATGAAGAAAAATTGTATGGATATCACAGATTAGATGATCCTTTGGTACAAACCATAAACAAAGGCGTTCTTGAAGTTAGTAGACAATCTGAACTAAGTTCTCCAGAGCCACAAGATAAAACGCCCGTTTTATTTGGAAGGCATGATCATGTTTAATGTTAATGTTGCACAAGTTGGAAGCGTAAATGTTACGACATCAGAAAATGGTGGTTTATCTGATGAACAAATTGCTGAATTAGTTTTAGATAAAATTTGTATGATATCAAATACTGCACCAGAACCAATTAGACAACAAGCGTTTGCTTATAAAGAAAAAATTAGAAAAATTCTTATAGATTACGTTGCATTGGCAAAAAAAGAAGAACGTGCTAGTATTGTAAATATTCTAGAAAAGAATGGTGGTAATGATTTAGCAAATTTAATAAGGAGATTATAATGGCCATTACTCAAGCGATGTGCACATCTTTTAAACAAGAGTTGTTAGAAGGTGTACATAATTTTAAAAACTCTGGTGGAGATACTTTTAAATTAGCACTTTTTGCAATTAGTAGTGGAGGTAAATCTTCTACAACTGCAACATTAGGTGCTACAACAACTGCACTGGTTACAACTGGAGAGGTTGCTTCAAGTGGCACATACGCTACTGGAGGGGGATCCTTAACAAGAGTAGATCCAACAACTTCTGGAACAACTGCATTTACTGATTTTGCTGATGTAAGTTTTACAACAGCCACTATTACTGCAAGAGGTGCTTTAATTTATAATAGTTCTGATAGTAACAAAGCTGTTGCCGTACTTGATTTTGGTGGTAATAAAACATCAACATCTGGAACTTTTACTGTTCAGTTTCCAACTGCAAATGGAAGTAATGCAATAATTAGGATTGCCTAATGTCTAGAATTACTGGATGGGGGCGAGGGACTTGGGATGAAGGTCTTTGGGATAGTCCGCTTCCAGTAGAGGTTACTGGTGTTTCAGCAACTACTGGTTTAGGAACTGCTCTACAAGCTTCAGAATATCCAGTATCAGGAGTATCTGCTACATCTGGATTAGGCGATGAAAGTGTAACCGCTTCTGCACTTGTAATTGAAACTGGTCTTGTAGGAACAACTGCACTAGGTAACGAAAATGTTGTTTGTGACGTAAGTTTTGCTGTTACTGGACTAGGTGCAACAGGTGTTTCTGGTGATGAAACAGTTAGTGCTTCTGCACTTGTAACCGAAACTGGTCTTGTAGGAACAATAGGTTTTGGTGATGAGCAAGTTGTTGGAACTGCGTTAGTCACTCCTACAGGACTGAGTGCAACTGGTTCTATAGGCTCTACTGTAATAGAGTCAAAATACGCAGTAACTGGTTTTGAATTGACATCTGGTCTTGGAAATGAGAATGTATACCAAGATGTGGTGCCAAGTCAGACACCTAATTATGTAAGTGTAAGTGGTGCAACAACTGAGTATACTAATATAACTCCAAGTCAGACTGATACTTGGGTTGAGATTAATAAGGCGGCATAATGGCAAGTTCTTTTTCTACAAATTTAGGTGTCGAAGTAATGGCATCAGGCGAAAAGTCTGGTACCTGGGGTGACATAACAAATTTTAATTTAAATATTGTAGACAGACTAGTTTCACTAGGTGATTTGACTGCAAGCGATACAACAACAGATTTAAGAATTAGACTTGATTCACCAGTATCTGGTTCAAGTAATGTTCAGACTGGTATGTTTTCTGTAATAAACGTAAAAGATAGTGGATCTGATTTAGGCGGAAATAATACAGTAACTATAGCTCCAAATACTGCATCAAAATTTTTTATAATTAAAAATAGTCTTTCTGGTTCAAGAAGTGCTATTATTACACAAGGTTCTGGTAGCACAGTGACCATAGCAAATGGTAATACAGATATTGTTT